TGATCCTCGGCTTCAGCACAGAAGTTATCAACTTCTATGCCTCTTTTCATCTGTGGTTTCCACATTGATGAAAGAGCGCGCCTTATTTTAAGGCGCGTGTCCTTCCCGTCAAGGATAGCCTTATAGGCTTTCCTGAAAATGACAGGGAGGTTCTCTGCCGATCTTTCAAGATTGACAGTGAGACCGAGTCCTCCAAGAGGCTCGGGCATGGCAACAACGGCGGACATTGTCCTTTGGTTGTTGCTTGGCAAGTATTGGTTGAACCGATACTTGAGTCTCGAGATCGCAATGCGACCCTTGAGCTTCATCGAGTCCTTTAAGTACCCGATGGATCTGGAAACTGCTTTGCATTTTCCGATGTAAGAGGAAACTTCGTTTTCTCTTTCTGACCCCTTCCTAAAAGGCGAGAGGTTCTTAATCTTTATAGAATCTATAAAGATCGTTTCGCTGTATCTTTGATCAGCGATGCTCGGACTTAGGTTAATAACCATGTCCTTGAAATACAGCAGCTTCTCAGTGTAAGCTACTGCTACCTTGGACAAGCCATGCTTGCCCTCGGACGGTATACCCCCGACTAATCTGTGATTGTCGGAGATTCCGTTGAGATACTCCTTAGGGCCGACCGCAATGTGGTCGTCACCCCCAAGATGAAATACCCTCCATGAGGGTATGTTTCCTAAAGGCGCATTTATTGGCACCTTTAGATACTCTGCGAGCGCAATGCGCTCAACACAGAGACCCAATAGGATTAACATTGGCTTTGCCACTGGTTCTCCCATTGGTATACCCCGTTTTGTCACAAATTGCGACATGTCGGGAAACGTTACCTTTCTGCTAGAAAGGAACGGCGAGAGGACATCATATGTCCTCCGTATCTGGTAGGTCTCAGTGAAACCTGCCATCATAGCATCTGCTATCTTGAACACGATCGTATCGGTCGCGTTCTTGAGGTCAGATGCTAGTACCCAGTGGTCCTCATTGAGGCGTGTGCTGGGGTAGTTCTGGAAGACGCTTAGCGACTGCCAGGCTTGATCTGCTCGCAACATAACGCTGTGGGCAGAGGGATGCTTTGCGAGAATCTCACAAAGCTGATGAGAGTACGGTTGTTGTACAACCTGTACCCACCACTGCGTGCACGTTACGATGCGCGCTTTACCACCAGGTTCCGATACGGTAACCTGGCGTACTGGCAGAATAGTATTACTATTCAGCCATTCTCTGTACTTTGAAAAAGCACAGAGGTACAGGACCTTACCAAGGTCCTTGTCTGCACCGACAAGTTCTACTTGTCGGTCGATAATCTTCCCGGTATCTTCCTGGAAGAATTCCCCGGCTTTGCCGGAGATTTGCTGCCACCTGGTTCTACCAGGCTGCAGTATAACAGTCTCGCCACTGTACGGGACTGTTTCCAGCTCGCTTGGCGAGCTGTTGCACCAAGGGATAATATCCCTTAGTGCTTCGGTCGACATACCTCCTATGTCGACTGATGCATCTAACGATCCACTGGACGTTAGAGATACGTGTGAGACCATTGGCCTCACACCTGACCATAGGTGCGTTAGCAGATTTCCAAGATATCTGCCCGCATCTAGGTATTTCCTCTCGAGCTCCAATGGAATTTCGAGAGTATGACCGGTAATCTCCTTGTAGGTCTTTACCGCTTTCGCCTCCGCCTTATCATCGCCATTGGCGAGATTTCTGGTGGAGATGAGATGAGCCAGGCTTTCAGCCTGTCTCTTGTTAACCATACCTTGTAGGTACGGTTTGAATTCCTCCTCATCGAGTAGGAATTTGAAAAGGTTCCCTAATAGGGAAACCTTTTTAATCCCCTCAGTCTGACAGGCTGAGGTTTGAATGTAAAGGACAAAGTCCTTCCATTGTCTTATAACGTCAGTGACGCTATAAGTTGAGACTTTGAGTATCTTCGGAACAAGGTTCCGGAGTACTTTACGTCTTTCTCTTGAGAAGAGTTTCTCCTCAAAGAGTACTAGACAGTCTATTAGACTGTCTAGATTCTCGAAAATCATTTTGATTTTCGATACCGGCCGGTTACATAGTATCCGGCTGTCACGCCTGCTCATTGACCAGGCGGTACACAGGTAGGTTTCTAACCTTTTCCTGTTATTGGCGTATTGCTTTGCTTTACGCCTTTTCCCGGTCCTGTTATTAACAGGGAACCGGTAAATCTTTTGGGGTGGGTTCCACATTGTGGTTCCGTCCCAGAAGGGTATCAAACGCTCCTCCTCATTGAAGAGAAGCGTACGGGCCCTATTCGATATCAGGCCCGGTTTTCCTAGGCTCATTGAGCCCGTGGACGCGTCCGCGAACGATGGCGATTCACCATCGTAGGAGCTTAGCTCCTCATCGTCATTGACGATGTCAGTCGGATGTGAAAACACCTCACGGGGGGACCCAAAGGTTCCTCCCAGTGTGTTCACTTTTACGCGGGGTTCTG